AAAAAAAGTGTATATACCATCATTTACAGAACATTTTAAAAAAATTGGTATAGAGTTTAGTAATATAGAATTAATTACACCAGAAATGGATAAAGATGTAGCAAAACTCACTTAAACCCATTTCTTGTTCTCTATGCAGCAGCTGGTGGTTGGGCTTAATTTATCTTTTAATCAGCCATCAGTTTACCTTGCCATTTATAGCATTCCAAGCATTATTATCCTTTTTAACACCCGTAATAGGAGATATGTTAATATGGGTTAAAGATATGTTAACAACATTGATTAATTTACTATACAAACTAATAAGACAATAATTATATTTAAAAATAAAACATTATGTACTATACAAAAGAAATATGGAGAGAAATAGATGATTTTAGTGATTATTATGTTTCTAATTATGGAAGGGTAAAGTCACTAAAATATGGAAAAGAACGAATACTAGCCCAAAGTGTAGAAAGAGGTGGCTATTTGCATACAATATTATCAAAGAATGGAAAACACCATATTAAAAAAATACATCAGTTAGTTGCTTTTGCTTTTCCAGAAATTTGTGGCGAATGGTTTGAAGGGGCTGAAGTGAATCACAAAGACGAAAACCCCAGAAATAATAATGCTGATAATTTAGAATGGTGCAACCACAAGTATAATAATAACTATGGTGGTAAGACAGAAAGAATGTTGAAAAACAGAGAGGGAAAGAATAAATGCAAACAAGTTAATCAGTTAAATATAAATGGTGAGATAATAAATAAATATTCATCAGCAAGAGAAGCAGCAAGAGCATTGGGACTTAACCATAGTTATATATCTATGTGTTGCAGGGGTTTATGTAAAATCGCTTATGGCTATAAATGGAATTATAATAATTAATATATTAAAATAATTATGAACTTATTTAGTAAAGAACAAATTCAACAATTAAAGAAAATAGATGTTATCCAACATTTCAATACAGTATTGGACAGCCAATATAAAAGGGGTACAACATCAATACAAGATACAACACTTGCAGATATATATGATGCTGCTACAGGTAAAAAAATAAGTAGAAATTTCAGTTGCAAATCCTGTGTATATAATCTATATAGGGATGCTGGTAAGTTGTATAGGGAATCACTTGAATACCAAAAGAAAGAAAATCTAAAAAAAGCCAGAGAAGCAAAAGCAAATAAACAAAAAGTAGAAAATGAAAATGGAACAGAATAAAATTGGTATTTTTTCAAAACCAGAAGAAATAGATGCAGTTATTAAATCAAAACTTGCCCAGTTCAGTACAAAAGGTGGAAAACAAAAAAATAGCCTTGTTAAATGGACTGATGAAGAAATTGATTTAAGAGATGCCGTTGTTATAGATTATCTTACTGTTAACTGTTTAAGTAGAGAACAAACAGCAAGACAATTGTGTGATAGATGGGATATTTCCATAGGTACAGCCAGAAAATATGTAAACGAAGCAGTAATACATTTCTGTGATAATGCAGTTGAGGAAGATGCTGCTATTAGAAGAAAATTGTTTGAAGAAAAACTAAATTCAATACTCCAAGATGCGGTAGATAATGATGATAGACAAAGTGCATTGAGAGCACTTGATATTTTTGCAAAAACAACAGGAATGTATGAAAATAAAACTGATGTTAATCTTACAGTTGATGGCGGAATTTCTTTTGAATTTGGCGGTGAATAATAAAACAACTTAATATTAATATTTTGGCAGTAAGAAAATATATAGGGTTTAAACCATATTATCATCAAAAAGCTGTCATAGATGAATTGAGAAATGCAAAGGGTACAGGCAAGATTGTAGTATGTAAATCAAGCCGCCAGAAAGGTAAATCATTTATGATTGCTAACCTATTATTGTATTATGCCATTAACTATTCCAATACAAAAAATTATTGTTTAAGCCCATCATTTAAACAGGCAAAGAATATCTATCAGACAATTGTAGATGCTATTGTAAAAAGTGGTGTAATTAAATCAAAAAATAAAACAGATTTAATTATAACTTTAATTAATGGTTCAACAATTAACTTTAAATCTGCTGAACAAAGAGAACAATTAAGAGGTTATACGGCTGATTTTTTATGCGTTGATGAAGCAGCCTTCATACCAGATTCAATTTTCCATCTTGTTTTACCTTGGACTGATGCAAAGAAAGCACCTATATTGATGGTATCATCACCGTTTATTAAATCAGGATTCTTTTATCAATACTTTTGTTATGGTCTTGAAAAAACTCATAATACAGTTACAATTGATTGGTCAGATGAAAAATATAAAGAGAGTATTGAACAGATATTATCAGCCAGTAAACTAGAAGAATATAGGCAAGTTTTGCCCAGAAATGTTTTCCTTACTGAATATCTTGGTGAATGGCTTGATGATGATGGAACAGTATTTATTAATATTAAAAACTGTCTTAAAGAAACACATATAAATAAAGATGATAAATTATATGTTGGTTTGGATTGGAGTAATCAAGGAGAAAATGATGATACGGCAATATCTGTGTTCAATCAAAATGGCAAACAGGTTATGTTAAAGTATTTTAATAATTTAACACCACTTAAACAAATTGATAGAATCTACAATGAACTCGAACCTATATTAAATCAGATACAGTTAATCAATTCAGAATCGAATAGTATTGGAACACCTTATACTGATTTATTAAAACAGAGGTCACAAATACTGGCACAAAAAATAAATTACTTCAATACTTCCAATACAAGTAAAAATAGTGCTGTATTAAATATGCAAACGGCTTTGGAGAATGGTGAAGCAAGTTTACTACCTGATGATAAGCAAACAAGGCAATTTAGTTACTTTTCAGCAAACTATAACCCAAGAACAAGAAATGTAACATATGCTGCTCCAGAAGGTTTAAATGATGATACTGTGATGGCTACAATAATGGCTTATGATGCATATAAGAATGGTATAGTACAAGGATTATATAAGATATCCATAACCAAACATAAAGTTGGTGTTGGAGGTAATGACAGAGAAATATTAAAAAGAGTTAAATATATAAATAAATAGATTATGATTAAAATAGTTAAAAATAGTTGGAATCAGATAACGATTGCTGATTATAAAAAGATAAGTAATATTCAATCCAGAGAATTGGATAGTGATATGGAGAAAACAATAGCCATTCTTGCAATATTATGTGATGTTAGTGAGGATGATTTATATAGTATGAACATTAACGATTTACAGAACCTTATGATGCAGATGGATTGGTTATCCAAACCATATACATTCAATAAGAATTGGAATTTTAAACATATAGTTATTGATGGTGTTAAATATGATGTTGAGGTTGACATTAACAAGTTTACTGTTGCACAATATATGGATTTTCAAATCTATTGGGATAAACGTAATGATGTTAACTATATGGGCAAGTTATTAACCACATTCATTAAACCAAAAGGATGTAAATATAATGAAGGTTATGATATTGAAGAATTAGCCAGTAAACTAGAAAACACTCTTAATATTAATGATTGGAACAGCATCTGCTTTTTTTTTCTGAAATCGTTGATGTATTCACTAAAGGGTTTTTTACTTTATTCGGAATACAAGTTGAAGAAGATGAAAACACCACAAGCGGAGGAAGCACTAAAACAAATGATGCAGATAAATTCTATTCTATGATGTGTTTAATTAAAGATTATAGTGATTTTACCCACATTGATTTTGATGGTGTTTGGGATAAACCTATAGCAGAGTTTTTAAATACCATAGCATTCATTAAAGAGTATAAACGCAGAGAACAAGAAGCAATAAAGAAACTTAAAAAGTCTTGATACAAACCGAACTAATATTAATAATCAATAAGATATATAATAGTGGTCACAAATATGGAATTGGATGAATATCAAATACAACTCATAGAGGTAAGAAAAGTATTAACTGAATACAGGATGCGATTTGAAGAACTTATCAAAAGAAAGATAATGGATAAGGATAAAATTGCATCAGGTAATTTATTGGCTTCTATTAATACAACTGTAGAGATTGATGGAAATGTTTATACTGTCTATCTCAATAGTTTAAAATATTTAAAGTTTCTTGAAACAGGAACTAAACCACACTGGCCACCATCTGAACCTATATTACAGTGGGTAAAAGATAAGAGATTACCAACCAGAGAATTAACAGGTGATAAATCACTACCTACTGAAAAACAATTAGCATATTTTGTAAGAAGGAAAATATCAAAAGAAGGTACTGAAAAGAATTTTATTATAGCAGAAACTATTGAAGAATTGAATGAGATTTATTTACCAAGATTGGAAGAAGCATTAGCAATAGATATATTTAATGCCATACCTATAATTAAAGTGAGTTTAAGGTTTTTAGCATAAAAATGAATATAACTCAAAATATATTTTAAATAAACAATTAAATTATGATACCTATTTGGAGAGATACATATTATACATCAACAGCAGATACTTTTGAATACTATATAACTGATGTCGCAGCATCTAATTCTGTTATATTCAGGGGTAAATCTTATAAAGCACCCAATGCTAATATTTTCATTAAATTAAATGATATATGTTCACATCATTTAAGTAGTGAATTAACAAATGATTTGTTCAGCAGGGATATTCCAACTGGGCAAAATTTAACATTCACACCAGACAAGATTAAACGCACATTCAGGTTATATGATGCAAATAATACTCTATTAGATACATATGTATTTTCAAACAATTGGGATTATGAAACAGATACAACTGTAACAATCCCTATTAATGGAAAATATAATCCTGGTATGTACTATTTTACAACTACTCAACCATCATCAGATTCAATAACAGTTACAGTTACAAAAACAAGAACAAACCAGAGCACATATACAATTCAAGCCTGTGGTGATTATGCTCTTTATTATGTACAAAGTAATGGCGCTTGGTCTTCATTTGCCATTGACGGAAAAGTTATAGAGGGTAAGAATATAGATACATTCAACTATAGAAAGGTTATAAATAATAATATGGTTGGTGACAGGGAAAACATAAGGTATCAGTCCAATATCAAACCGAACTGGGCTGTAAATACAGGGTGGTTAAAAGATGATGAAAGTGAAAACTTATTTAATAACCTACTCACTTCCAACAATATATATCTTCACAAGATAAGTGAGAATAAGATATGGCCAGTACATATAACAGATACACAGGTCACAAATAAGTTATTCAACAATGAAAATAAACTAGTCAGTTATACAATAAATCTTGAATCAGACAATTTATTAATCAGAAAGTAGTGTATAATAATCAGTACTATTATTTACAGGTACAACAGAATAATTAATACAAGAACAATACGATGGATATTAGGTTATATATAGATAATATGCAGGTTGATTTGAATGATGATAATCTCATTCTTTTCAATTGGCAGGAAATGGATACAAGCAACCCTACTATAATCAAGAACGGTTATAGCAAAACAATCACACTCCAAGGTACAGAGAGCAACAATGAAATATTTGGGCATTTTTGGAATTTGGAGAGGTATCAAGCAGGTGACAGTTTCAATCCATCATATAGAGTACCTTTTGTTTTATATTATAACGGTGCTGTATATGAAAGGGGTTATGTTAAACTTCAAAAGGTTATCAAGGAGAATAAAACAGTTAAATACGAAATCAGTTTATTTGGTGGTTTGGGTTCATTTATTTACAATCTATCAACAAACTGGAATACTGGAGAAAAGAAGAATTTATCTGATTTAAATTTCTTTGGTTTACGAAAACCTAAAATCTATTCAATTGATGCAAGAACAGGTGGTACAGGTAGCACAAGTAACGATACAGGTAGTACAGTTGTAGCAGATGATGATACTGATTTTTCATTTACAATTAATGCAGATACAGTTAAAACCGCTTGGGAGAATATAAAAACACATCCAAAGTGGAGTATGATTAATTTTGCTCCAACATATGCTGGTTTGCCAGATAATTTAGATAGTGATAAGGTTCTTATTAATTTTAATCAATTATCAACACCAGAATTACCTGCACAACTTATAGATGATAGTGGAAACTATAGAACATATGGAGGTTATGCTTTAGGCAAACTCCCAGATAAATTAACAAGTGAGGAAGTTAAGGATTATAGAAGTTACATTCAAACACCTGTTGTTAGGGTTAAATCTATTTTTGATGCCATTTGTATGAAAGAAAACAACAAAGGCAAGTATGACAATGGGTATGAAGTTATTTTGGATGATGATTTCTTTAACGATAAAAACCCATATTATTATGACAGTTGGATTACATTACCACAATTGAGTTTAAAATCAGTTTATGCTTATGGAGAAACAGAGGATTGGGGCGATGCAACCCCTATTTCAACATACACAGGTGATAAATCAATTACTTATGTATTTAGAGTAGATAATAACACATCAGGAAGCAAAGTTAAAATCAAGACCAAGTTAAGAATGAATATTGATTCATCTCAATTTGGAACTTTTGATAGCTCATTATTTTTGGCAGCATCAGCCCCTTGGGGGCCTATTGGAACACAGTTTAGTGATGGTGCTCTTGCAGTTCAAGCATATGCAAGTAACAGTATTAATTCAATTGAAAGAGCTGTTGATGGTAGCAAAATTAATTGGTTAACAAACAGCTATATGTTGTATCCAAATGGAGGACTTGGTAGGTATTCATATGCTGATGCGGTAAGAAGGGGTTTCTACACAAATTGGTTAACAAAGGATGTAACTGATTTGGAGGGATGGTTTGTTAAAAGGAGCACAAATGTATATGAATGGGTTGGTACAAATGATGGATATATTGAGATGGAAACAGATGTACCAGCAAATACTCAATATTTAAAAATATGCATTCAATTAGTTCCTGATATATCAAATGGTAATCTTTATATTAAGAACAGTGAATCATTAAATTTACCATCCTACAAATATACCATTTTAAGACAAACTAATTTATCTTTAATAGATAAAGATATTGTTGTTACAAAATTGGATAATCAGAACACATATTCAAACAGGGTGATATCCAAGGATATTTTGTTAAATACCACATATTCACCTGCTGAATTCCTTATATCATATTGTAAAACTTTTGGTTTACATCTTTATAAGGATATTGTTGAAGATAAAATCTATATACGTCCAAGAAACAAGTTCTATGACAGGGAAAACATTATTGATATTAATGATAAGATTGACTATTCAAAACCTATTGAGATAAACCCAGTATATGTTGATACAAATTATGTTTCACTCTCAAATGAGGTTGTTGATGGTATTTCAAACAAGGACTATAAAGATAAATATGGAAAGATATTTGGACAAAAGATTGTAGATACTGGTTTTGAATTTAATGCTGATACCAAGGAATTAAATTCAGGTTCAGTGTTAAAAAATGCCATTCAGACAAAAGAACAAAGTCAGTATTTTTATCTACCAGATTCAAAAGGAATTAACCCTTATGTTTATAATGGGTTTACTTACTCATTATATAAAGATGGCCAAAGTGATGGCGCAATAAAAACCATAGAAGTATCAAAGAAAGTATTGAAAGATACATTTACTTTTTTTGAACCAGATTTTCCATTCTATGATATTTTGGGTAAACCACAATTTGAGGATGATAAACACAAAGGGTTGGATACGGAAGGTGTTATGTTATTCTTTACAGGAAAACAAGATGTTACCGATAAAGGTTATTATCTTACAGATGATAACAGTTATATGAATATCTTGAATAACAACCCTTGCTGGTTAATGACAAATTCAGAATATGATGCACAGGGTACAAAGATAGCATCAAAAATAACTGAATTACCAAGATTTTCAAGGTATTATGAAGGAAATAAATATATGATTTATTCTTGGGATTATGGTTCACCAAGGGAGTTATATATACCTGATATGCAGAATAATGAAGAAGGAAACATTTACCATTTATATTTTAAGAATTATTTAACTGATTTATACGATATAAATACAAAGGTTGTTACTTGTTTTGTAAAGGTTGACGGTATATTAACAGAGGAATATTTAAGAAGAATATACTGGTTTGATAATGCTATTTGGAGATTAAATAGAGTATATGACTATAATCCAAATAGTCCAAACACAACAAAATGTGAGTTTATTAAAATACAAGATATGACTTCTTTTGATATTGAAGAAGCCAGTACAAAACCTTGGGTTAAAATATATCTTGATATGTATTATATTGGTCAAACAGGCGGTACTATTATAGGTACAGTTCGCACTTGGAATAACTATGGATGGAGTATTGAAAGCATAGAATATGACCCATCAAATCCATTACCAAGGGGTGTTGTTACAGTCACACCTGAAACTTATGGCCAAAGCGGAAACTTCACATTAACAGTACCTTCCAATATTAGGGATTATAGGGAGGTCACAATTAACGTCAAAACTGATGATGATGGAAGTGGTAGTGTATCATTTAGACAACCTGGTGTTGAGTATAGTTTTGGGTTTAACCCTGCTGAATTTTCAGGTGGAACATTAGCATATACTGGAACATTAAATATAACCAATCCTTATTATTATGATTGGAATATTAGTTCAAAACCAGATTGGATTAGTATAACACCATCATCTGTTAATAATGGTCAATATGGTGAAACAGGAAACACCGCTTGTACTTTAACAATGAGCAAAAATACCACAGAGGTTGAGAGAACAGGAATTGTAACAATTTCTGAAACCACTTATGGCAATAATTATACATTCCCAGTAAAACAAGCAGGTTATGAATTTTCTGTATCTCCAAATAGTTTATCATTCAATAAGAGTGGAGAAGCAAAGACGGTTACTATAACAAATCCATATGGATATTCTTGGATTGTTGACAGTAAACCAGATTGGATTACAACAGCAAAAACAGGTGGTAATTTAATAGTTACTGCTGCTAAAAATATTGTATTTGAGAGAACAGGTACGGTTGTTATTAAAGATACTGATTTCAATAAAACATATACCATATCTGTTACTCAAGAATCTGGTTATGTATTCAGTATTAGCCCATCATCATTTAATTTTGAACAAGATGGTGATACTAATACATTAACAATTGATAATCCTAACGAAATGAACTGGATAATAACAAATTATCCAGCTTGGGTAACTATATCTCCTACAGGTGGTACAGGTACATCAGTTACGGTTGGTGCTATTAAAAATACTGGTCTTGAAAGAAGCGCATTAACAATAACCGTAACAGAAACATTATTGAATAGAAATTATTATTTCGATATTACACAAGAAAGTGGTTATGATTTTTCATTATCACCAACTTCATTATCATTTGAGAAATCAGCATCAAATAAACAATTCTATGTTCAAGATGATAATGGTTATGATTGGGAAATCACAAACATACCAGATTGGTTAACTGTTAATGTCAGAACAGGAAACAGTACAACTTTAGTAACAGTTTCTGCAACAAAAAATGTAAATGTTGAAAGAAGCGCTAATTTAATTATTAAAGAAACTACTTGGGGTTTTGATTATACATTATCTGTAACACAAGCATCTGGTTATGAATTTAGTGTAATCCCTGTATCATTTGCTTTTGTAGGTGATGGTGAATCTAAAACATTATCTATAACAAATCCAAATGGTTATTCTTGGGAATTGGAAGAAATGCCATATTGGGTATCAGCAAATCAAACAACAGGTAACAGTGATGCAACAATTACATTAACTGCTGTTGCAAATGGTGGTGCTGCAAGAACAGGTGAGTTTATTGTAAGTGAAACAACATTCAGCAATCAAACAACAATATCTGTTACTCAAGAATCTGGTTATACATTTAGTATATCACCATATCAATTATATTTTGCTATTGGTGGCGAAGGTAAAACTATCACAATAACAAATCCAGATAACTATAATTGGACTGCATCATCAAATGTTAATTGGTTAACATTATCACAATTAAGTGGCAATAGGAGTGCAACAATTACTGCTACTGCTGGGGATAATTCTGCTGGTGAAGAAAGATATGGAAAGGTTACAATTATTGATACAACATATAATAAAACATATGAAATAGATATTGAACAAGAAGGATTTGAATTCTTCGTAACACCTACAGCATTTACATTTAATTCAACAGGTGGTACACAAGAATTAAGTATAATTGACAATAATGAATTTGAATGGGAAATTATATCTTATCCATCTTGGATAGTACCTGCATTTACCACAGGAAACACATCAATTGGTGTTAATTTAACTGCAAGAGATAATAGTGGTAGTGCAGCAAGGTCAGGTGTTTTAAAGGTCAAAGAAAAGGCTTTTAATAACGAATTTTCAGTAAGTATTAATCAAGAATCTGGTGTTTACTTTAGTGTAAGCCCTGTATCATTCAGTTTTATTGCTGCTGGCGAATCTAAAACATTATCTATAGATAATCCATATAATTATTCTTGGACAATTGAGGAATTACCATATTGGATAAGTGTTAATGCTACTGCTGGAACAAGTAGTGAAACGATTACTTTAACAGCAACAAGAAATGGTGATACGCAAAGAACAGGTACATTTATGGTTAGTTGTAATGAAGCTGGTGGTACAGATATTTCAGTATTACAGGAAGCATATACAGTTGAACTAACAGGTATAACAATAGATAATTTAACTTGGGTAACAGATATTCCTGCTGCTGGTGGTACAGCAACAAAATCAAATTGTAGTTATACAGTCACAGCACATTATAGTGATGGAACAACAACAAATATAACAAATGTAGCAACTATTACAGGTAGTTTAAATGTTGCATCATCAACTAACACAAGCAGACATAGTGCAGGAACTTTAACATTAACAGCATCATATAGTGGATTTACAAATAGTGCAAGTGTTACTGTATATCAAGCCGCATATGTACCTTCACTATTAACACCAAGAATTATTTCAATTGATGCTTATTATGAAGAAACACCAGACCCTACACCAAGTGGTGATACAGGTACAACATATACTGTTACTTATAATATGGCAACAACAGGTGCACCACTTGCATATGGTGGACAAATTGAAGTATGGCTTGGGGCTGAAGGTTCACAACAAGGACAAGCATCTGATTCACATAATTATATTATAAATAATGAAGGTGAAATGGTTGAACAATCTCAATCTTTGAATGCAACTATATCAGGTTCAGTTGTTACTTTTGGTTGTACAGTTGATATTCCAACTACAACTAGTGGTATTATCACAAGAATTGAAATCAGTTATGGAAGTTATTCTGATAGTACAACTGGAGAAAATGCATTTATTAATATTCCAATAAGCGCAATTTCAAGTTCAACAACAGGCCAAGTTAATATTTATTTTACAAGATAATAATTTTGAAAATGTTTAAATTATGAATGGAGAAAATATAACAATTAGTAGAAAAGCAGGAACATTAACAATTTCCTCACAAGCAGAACCAGCAAACCCTACATTGACTTATTCAAACATAAGTGAATCTTGGGTTAGCAGGAATGGTAATGTATTAACGATAGATGCTAATAGTGGTGCAAATGATAGAAGTTTTGACATAACAGTAACTGCTACAACAACCGCTAATACTGCATATGATGGTACAGCGACTGATAGTAAAACATTTACGATTACTCAAAATGGTACTGGTTCTACTCCAACGGGATTTAATGTTGAGAGTGTATTTGGTGCAAGTCAAGATTTTGGAACATTTACAATTACAACAAACGGTATTGTAGTAACAGTTGATGGTATTTCAGATGACCCTACGTTAATAAGAAATGTAATTGCAGGTGACACATTGCAATTTGTTGTAACAAACAATACATCATCAACTGTAAATATTGGGCTTGCATATGCACCTGCATCAACAGTACCTAGTTATACTTGGAATTATGACATTGCGCCAAATGGAAGTGCAGGTTTATATGTTGCATCAGCAGTTGAAAATTATAAATTGTATATAGATGTTAATAATTAATTATGCAAAACACATCAGTACCACTTACTTTAACAGGCTTTGCAGGTGCAATTTCACCAAATGTACAGAATATACCAACAGTTACATTTACAAATAGAAGAAGTGGAGCAAGTGCAACAATGTCAAATGTTGAAGGATATGGACCAGAGTATTGTGTTTGGACAGGTTCAATGGAAGTACAAGAAGGTGATTATATTGATTTTACAATACAAGGAGATTATTAAAAATAATCTTCTTTAAAATTATATTTAATTTAAACTAAACTTAAACTATAATGGCTGAAAATATTAAAACACAGGTTTTAACAGTTGATACTGGTGGTGCAATTACCAATATCAAGAAATACCAAAAACATATTAACGAATTAAAAGGTGCTCTTTTGGGTTTACAAAAGGGTACTGATGAATATAATAAAGTCCAAAAACAGTTACGAGAGGAACAAGATAAATTAAACGGTATTTTAAAGGATTCTGGTGGACTTAAAGAGTACAAACAGTATGTTGATAATTTAAAGGGTTCTTTACTCAATTTAGACAAAACCAGTGAGGAATACAAGCAAAAATCAATAGAACTTACCGAAGCACAGGAACACTTGAATGAAGTGATGGCTATCGGTAAGAATAACGGTGAACTTTTGGAAGGTAGTTACAACTACTTATCCAAACAAATGTCTGAATTAAAGAAAGAGTGGAAAGCAACAGGTGATGCTGCTGAAAGGGCAAAACTTGGTGAACAGATTAACGACATCAATAACCAGTTAAAGGATATGGATGCATCTGTTGGTGTTTTCACAAGAAATGTTGGTAATTATTCACAGGCATACGAAGAAGCATTTAAACAGATATTATCAACCGCTTCACAATCTGATACAATTCTTGGTCAGATGGCAGGTGATATTCAAGGTTTAATTCCACTTATCAAGAATACAACAAAAGCAGCAACAGCAGGTTTAAGTGGTGTTAAAAAAGCCATAGCAGCAACAGGTATAGGTGCTTTGGTTATTCTTATTGGTGAACTTGTTACCCATTTTGATGAAGTAAGAAGGGCTGTTGGAGTAACTGATGATAAATTCCAAGAATTTAAAACAAATGCAAC